CTCCACCACTGACCTTTTCTGGCACACGATGCAGAGACACTGTTTCAGAGTCTCTACCTATCGTTTTAACAAAGCTTTCGCCGCATTTTCCAGAATATCGCTGTACTGTTTACGTACAGGCCGATTGGTTGTCAGCACCACTGACCATTTACCTTTCTAGTCCCGTTTCACTGACTACCGTTACCGGACCACATCCGGGCGTTTAGTTTTCGTCTCTCAAAAAGGCAGGTCGTCAGCACCTGTAGAGTCTGCAGTCACCGGAGCAGCTGTTACACTGAGCGGATCAGCAGCGGGTTCTTTATCCGCTACTACTGGACGCTCCAGAAGATCATTCTTCCAAAGCTTAATCTGAGACTCTGTTACACTCATAGGTTCAACAAAAGTACCAAGGGAGCTAACTTTCGTAAAGCCCTTCTTGTCGTAAACAACCTTAAGACGAAGACTATTGTTATTTCCATCATTAAGACAACTCTTCACCCAGTTAATCATCTCGATAAATGAATAGCCTTCAAAATCGTTATGACCACCTTTAACTGCATCAATAACCTGTAGAATACGACCAAACTGCTGATTATCACGACGCTGTAAATCTTCGTCTGTAGTAATCCACATATTCTTCTCATTCTTCCACTCAGTCATAGTTGCTGTCTGGCCGTCCTCATTCTCAAAGATAATCTCTAAGAAATCACGACCTTGAGGAGTTTTGTTTACGTTTACTTCTTTCAAAGTAACATTTTCGTTGATGCCTACTGGCATATATGAGGAGGTAAACTCCTCGTTATTTGTTGTTGCTGTTTTCGTACTATACATAATTTCTTTCCTTCTGACTTATAGTTCTTAATCACATATCTTTAGGATAACCGAATATCATAATTAAACAAAATATTATGATACATATCAATACGATGTTTGTGATCATTCAGGTTTATAAACACGATCCCAATAGGTTGTTATTGAGCCATCCTCGTTGCCAGTTGCAATAACAATGTCTTTCCCTGCGATATGGCGCGCTCTAGCTTCCATAATAGTTCCATCTCCGCCGGATTTAAAACTGATATGAGTTTCATTGTCCTTCCTGTAGACGTATCCAACAGCGTCAGCCATTCCGCAAACGATCTTACCGAGTTTTCCAACGAGGTCGATTTCTTTTGCGTTGACTTCTTCACCATCTTTATCGGTGATACTATCTTTGACATGTCCTATTAGAATAAATTCGTCACAAAGGTCCTTGAACATATCAATTACCTTCTTTACTGCATCTCTTAAATACTTATATCCAGCTCCTCGTGCAAGAGTTGTTACATCATCCCCTTTCCAGTTTTTACCTAGTTCGGTTTTTCTGTACAATGTGCACGCGTAACTCATACAAATGTCTTCAAGACGAGTTGCATTGTCGATAGTGATGTGTTTATAATATTTATGCCCTACTTCTTCATTCTTAGCTCTAATAGCTTGTGCAATTTCCCCAAGGTCACCGATTGTACGAGCTTGTACAGCAAGTGCATCAATGAACTTAGATCCGCCTTCAAGGTCTACAATAAGGTTATTATTAAGCTGTGCTACAGCACTGGTCTTTCCAGCTTTAGGCAAGCCGTATAACACCAAATATTGTGGATTAGTAGAAGTTGCAGGAACTTTATTTGTAGGTAGTACTATCATATTGTTTAATGAAGATTAATATTAATATTACCGGTACCAAACGTATAAATGTTAATAATAAGCTTCTTTGTGGGAGCTGTCAAACCGTTGATAAACGAAAGATTAGCAAAGTCCGAATACTTGTAATTATCGAAACCAATCTGCACTTCGTCATCATAGAAAATGATGGCAGTACCATCAGACAGCGTGTAAGCCTTACCTATAACGAAGGGAAGATTATAAGTCTTCTTATACTTCTTATAGTTGGCAAGGAAGGTAGCAGCCTTAGTGAAATCATCACTAGCCTTCAGTGTGCTACCAGTCAGAATAATAGGATTGCTATTGCTATAATTATCAAACAGATAAGTGTTCTTCTTAGCTATATCAGTAGCAATAATGTTATCGAGAATCGAAGAATAGTCTGTGTTGTTATCCAGAAAAAACTTCTTGGTACTATTGTTGCTATTATTCTTAGTATAGAAATTAAAAGTCTTTGTCATATTATTCAGCCTAATTTAAGTTAATACTCTATCCGACGCATTAACTTTCGACCAGATTATTATACATTAGGTCGTTCTCGAATTCAAGAATACAAGGTTTACCAGCATCTCTATTTTTGAGCATGTGGATATATACCTTGTTGTTAGTAGGTAGGCGATTGGGGCCATATTCCTGAATGTTCAATATTTCCGGTCTGTGAAGTACAAGTACGTAATCACTTGCTTGAAATATCGCATCGGACGATGATAAATCACTTCTCATCGGGTAATGACTCGATGGGTTGTTTATCCTTTCTGAGGCCTCAATATTTCTATTCATCTGTGCAATTTGAATAATCGATGTAAACGGAAGCTTCTTTATTTGTATGAATACTCTTTCGAGTTCGCTTATCGTTTCCAATACTGAACCAACTTGTTTTGTTAGTAGAGCGTGGTCGTAGATTATCACAAAATGTTTACCAGTACCTTTTACATACTGATTATAGAAATATCGTATTGTTTGTTCTACTTGCATAGGTGTTCCAGGTTCATCTACAAAATAGATTGGATATTCCTTTAGCTGATTAGATACTATAACGACTTTTCTGAAGGTTTCGTCGTCAAGGCTCATTTCTGAGCTATACAAAGTAGAAGTCGTTTTACGAAGTTTATTCGAAAGCGTTCTTCCAACTTGCCTAAATCCAACCATTTCTAATGAAAAAGTAAGAATAACAATATCCTCATTTGGATTGAGGTCAATCAAATCAGTTTGGATTAAGTTCGCAAACGAACTCTTTCCACTTCCAGAAATGCCAGCTATGGTCATAACGATATTGGGTTCAATACCTCCCATACACTGTCTATTGAACTTTTCCCATCTAGTTTTGAGAGACACTATGTTGTGTTCTCGTCTACCCTCAATATAATTAATTGCCTCTTGGGCAACTTCTCGCATAGGGCGTATATTAAATGAGTTCTGTTCCATAAGATTGATTGGCTTTTTGCTCTGTATCTTGCATTTCTTCCTCAGAGACTTCCCACTGGTTTCGGCTTAGCCAATTCCACATCGTCATCATATAACTTATCTTTCCTTCTCGCATCTTTTTACTAAGCTCAAATTCCAGACATTTTATTATATGTTCTGCCATAGCAGAACTGTTTCCAACTTTTGTGTTGAAAAGATGACGACATTTATTTACATTAGCTCTAAGATAACTTTTTGAGCCATCTGGACGCATAACGTAAACTGGGTACATATCATAGAAAAGATCGAAATATGACTTTTCTAGAGAAACCGCTTTTCTCAGCTTTTCGGTTGCTTGATATGTAATTGAATTCTCTCTCTCGATCGAGATTATAAGTCCCTGTGAAATTAAGTATTGTATTTCGTCGTCGCTGATTAGGCTGACAATCTTGCGGACGTCTTGATATTTTGGTTGATTCTTATCCAATACAATACTTAAGAAGAGTAGCTGATTTGCATTGATTTGTTCTCCTACATCTAGGAGCTTTGTGTTTACTTCAATAATCATCTCACTGACTCTAGGTTCTCAAGTGGTTACTAAAATAATTCTAATTGTTGATCTGTAAAGTCATGAATTATTTTCTTGGCTTCACTGATATAGTAGCGATAATTGATCTTTCGATCTTTTATCGGACGATCGTCAAACTTATTCAGGATTGTTACTCCTGACTTCGTTAGCATATTAGACCACGATTCTTCTGATTTGTATTCGTCACAATTTGACGATACTATAGGAATCTCGTTCTTTTTTACTTTGAACAAATATGGTCCGTTTGTGCTTGCATAAAATCTATTGATACGTTGTACAGGCTTATCGCCATGTATAACTTTAAACTTCTTATCTACTGCTTGTGACATTAAG